ACTTTTCATATGAAGGCTTAACTGAAATAGACGGGTTTGTATATGACTCACCATTTTTAACATTATGAATATAAATTACGTAACAATTAACCAATTAACTGAAATAGATAAATTAAGATTTATTAAATTTATTTACGATAATACAGACTCCTTTATTTTAAATACATTTGGCCATACATGGTCAGGTAGAGATTGGTGGTCTGAGCATCCAATAGAGGTATGTACTGATGATACGGGTAGGGTACTTGGATTGCATGCATATACTGTGAATACTAAAGCAGAAGATACATTAAAAACATATTATATAGTTACATCTAAATATAATAGGGGTAAAGGTATTGCTAAATTGTTAATTAAAAATGCTTTATATAAACATAAAGATGATATTAAATTTTATTACGTTAATTCAGATGTAAAAAGTGAAGGAGCTGTCTTTTATAAAAAATGGTTCGGAGACAGTTTTACCCTTGAAGATAATGATTTTTCTTCGCAAGATATGATTTTTAAGGAACCGGTTTATAATATTATAGATGGGTAATTTAAAAACTACAGGTAAGCCGCGTCAATTTGAAACCGGTGCTCAACGAGATAACGGAGATGGTAAACTTCGAATGAGTTTAGTACCTCATAAGGCCTTAAATGGGGTAATGATGAGGTATTTACAAGGGGCTGATACATACGGGGAAAATAATTGGAAGAAAGGTATGAAACACTCAGTTTTGTACGATAGTACTATGAGACATCTCATGCAAGATTTTACTGGTGATGATAGTGAAGACCATTTAGGAGCTGCTTTATGGAATATTATGGGTATGATCTGGAATAGAGACCATAAACCTGAAATGGATGATAGAAAAGAATATGAGTAAAGTATTTGTTTCCGGTTGTTATGATATTATTCATGCAGGTCATATAGAATTTTTTAAAGAAGCTCTTAAACAAGGAGATAAACTGGTAGTGTGTATACCATCTGATGAAGTATTATATCAGTATAAAAAAAGACGACCTAGTATACCAATCGAGCATAAGATAGAAATTTTAAATAATATATCTTTTATTGATGAGGTGGTAATTGGTGGTAATTTAGATAAAAATGGTTTAAATTTTAAAGACATTATAATAAAAATATCACCAGACGTTTTAGTTGTTACGTCAGATGATAAGTTTGAAAAAAGCAAAAGAAAATTTTGTACAAAGCACAATATAGGATACGTTAAACTAGAAAAAACTCCTCCAAAGTTTGACCCAATAAGTACATCATCTATTCTTAATAATATTAAAACACCAAATGAAGCTCCCTTACGGGTTGACTTAGCTGGTGGTTGGTTAGATGTACCTGAACATGCAAGAGATGATGGGTTTATAGTAAATTGCGCAATATCACCAACTGTATCTTTACATAATTGGCCGTATGAAACCCAATCTGGACTCGGAGGTAGTGGAGCATGGGCATTATTGAATGGTAAAGATGGGGTACAAAGTGAATTAGATTTAGGTGTTGGGTGGCAAGACCCAGCTGTAATAAAAGAAACTGGTTTATGTGTTTGGAAAAGTGGTGAAAAACCTCATCTTATCTTAAAACGAAACGGGGATATATTAAAAGGTAAAATGGCATTACATTACACTGGAATTAGTCATGATACTCCGTCATATGTTAAAAATAATCGTGATTATAATTTGTTAGCTAGGTCTAGTCGTTTAGCATACACAGGGGTACAAAATAATAATTTAGAGCAAATATGTGCTGGTATTAATATGAATTATGAAGTACAATTAAAAGAAGGTATGAATGCATCACCAGTTATTGAAAATACAATAGCAACCAAATATTGCGGTGGTGGTTTTGGTGGATATATTTTATCTGTATTTTATAATAAAATAGATCGTGATAAATTTATTAATAATTATCAACATTTTGGAGCAATTAAAATAGAACCATACTTAAATGAAATATAAAATTTATACAACTACTAAAGGTGAGAAAGAAGATACTTTATTATATAAATCTCTTAATAAAAAATATTACGATATACCAGTACATTATGAAGAAAAAAATACTAAAAGTTTGCAAAGCTGTTATAACAGCTTTTTGGAGGACGCTCGTAATAATAACGTTGATATCTGCGTATTTGTCCATGATGACGTTTTTATTAATTGCGGGGATTTGTTGCATAGGTTGGACAATTATGGAAAAATGTATACAGTTTTTGGTCTCGCAGGGGCCAAGGCATGCAAGGTTAAAGAACCTGCTTTATGGCATCTTATGTCCGAAAGAAAAGACCAAAGAGGAAATGTTGCTCACGGATATCCTGACCAATATCAGTATACTTCGTTTGGCCCTATTCCAGGCCGTGTTTTGGTTATTGATGGTGTCTTTATCGGCATTAATATACGAAATTTACCAACTAATGTAAAGTTTGATGAATCATACCCATCTAAGTTTCATTACTATGATTTAGATTTTAGTCTAGAATGCAATAAAAATAGTGTTAAAATAGGGGTTGTGGATATACCAATAATACATTCAAGTCCAGGTCTAACAAACCCTAACGAAGAGTTCTATAAAGGACAGGAATACTTTATTAAAAAATGGAAACGGTAGTATTAGTTACAGGGGGATTTGATCCTTTACATTCAGGGCACTTAGCTTATTTTAGAGCAGCCAAGAAGCTAGGCGATAAGCTTATTGTTGGTATTAATTCCGATTCGTGGTTAGAGCGTAAAAAAGGAAAAAACTTTTTACCTCTTAGTGAAAGGTACGAGATAGTATCCGCGCTAAAGTATGTTGATAATTGTATACTATTTAACGATGAGGATGATACTGCAATTGAAGCCATACGTAATGTTATAATGCTGTACCCTTTTGATAGGATTATATTTGCTAACGGAGGTGATAGAGTTGAGGGAAATACCCCTGAGGAAGATGCCAAGTTCTTTCCGGAAAAAGATATTATCTTTCAATATGGAGTTGGAGGGCTTGATAAAAAAAATAGTAGTAGTTGGATATTGCAAAGATGGGAAAAATAACACAAACGAGATGGGGTAGTTACAATGTTTTATTAGAAGGTAAAGATTATAAAATTAAAACTTTACATATTGAACCAGGCAAATCATTAAGTGATCAAAGACATTTTCATAGAAATGAACATTGGTTTATTTTAGAAGGAGAATTATCTCTTAACGGTGATATATATCACAAAAATGATTTTATTAATATACCAGTTGAAAAGTGGCATTTACCAGCTAATATTAGTAATAGTATGTGTGTTATTTGCGAAATACAATATGGTGATAAATGCATAGAAGAAGATATTGAAAGAAAATAATGGAAGATATAGGTAGATTAAATTTAGATTATTATGAGCAGGTTATAGTTTATAAGAGCTTAACTAACGAAAGTTATCTAACTCAAATTATAGATCATATAAAGCCGGATTACTTTAATGATAAAAATATTAAGACAGTCTTTAATTTAATAACTAATTTCTATATTAAGAGGCAGAGTATACCTACTATTACTGAATTAAAGTCATACTTAATTAATGATGAACTTAAAGAAAGTTTTAGATCAGTTGTAAAGAATTTTCCTAATATTGATAAAAACTTTAATGATGAAGAATTAACTTCTAATACTGAACGTTTCTTAAAAGAAAGGGCAATATATAATACAATGTTATCAGTTGCTGAAGATGTTAGTAAAGGTGAAGTTAATACGAGTTTTATTTTAGATAGCTTTGAAAAAAGCTGTAACGTTAATTTAAAAGAAGAAATAGGTTTAGATTTATTCGAAAATATTGATAAGGTTGTAGATGATTTGAATATAGATCAACCTACCATATCTTCAGGTTGGAAATGGTTAGATGATAAAATAGATGGAGGTTTCTTAGAAAATGGTAGATCGTTATATGTATTTGCTGGTGAATCTAACGTTGGTAAATCTATATTTTTAGGTAATATAGCTTGTAATATAGCTTCAAGAGGTAAGACGGTTTTAGTTATTAGTCTTGAAATGTCAGAGATGATATACGCAAGAAGATTATCATCTAATATAACTAGAATACCGATGAGAGAACTAAAAGGAGCTGGTCAATCTTTATCAGCTCAAATAAAAAGTTATAATAGTGGTAAACCTAATAGTAAAATTTTAATTAAAGAGTTTCCACCTAGTACTGTTACGCCGCAGAATATACAAGGTTATATTACTGAATTAAAAAATAGAGGTATTAAAGTAGATGCAGTGGTTCTTGATTATTTGAATCTATTAAAAAGTCCTCTCGGTGATAATTCTTATGAAAGAGTTAAGCATGTTGCTGAGGGTATACGAGCATTAAGTTATGTTTTTGAATGCCCGTTTATTTCTGCAACTCAGTTAAATAGGTCAGGTTACGATGAAGAGAATCCTGGTTTAGATACCATATCAGAATCTATTGGAATGGCTGCTACTGCTGATTGTATTTTTAGTATATTTCAAGATGATGAAGATAAGGAGTTAGGTATAGTTAAGATGGGTATGATGAAAAATAGATATGGTGCTAATTATGGCTATACAGCATTAAGGTTAAATTATGACACGTTAACTATTTCAGAGGATGAAACGTTAAACGTTGACGATGAAGGTAGCGAAATGTCTGATTTAACTAATACTCTCAACCTGTTGAGTAATTAAAAAGAGGAACTAAATAAAATAAATGCCTAAGATCCATATAATTACAGATGCAGATCTAGACGGAGCTGGTTCATACTTATGTTTAAAGCAAGCTTATAATGATGTAACGTTAACNTATTCAGTTACCACAGAAAAAAAGTTTATTAGTGATGTAGCTTATTTTAAATTTGAAGATTATGATTTAGTAATTATTAGTGATTTAAATCTAAAAGAAAGTGAAATTAGACTTTGTGATTTAAAAAACGTTATTGTAATTGATCATCACGCTGAGCATATAGAACTAATTGATAATTATAAAAATGCTAAACCAATAGTAAAAGACTACCCATCATGTACTAAGTTAATATATGATACCTTCAAGTTAGAAAATAAGCTAAATAAAAATCAAAAATTATTGGTTAAACTAATAGATGATTACGATAGTTATAAATTAAAATTACCGTTTAGTAAACCATTAAATCAAGTATTTTGGTCTTATACAGGGGATAGAGTTAATAAATTTGAAAATGATTTTAAAGATGGTTTTTTTGGTTTTAATCAATTTCAAAAAAATGCTTTAAAAATTGTTGAAAATAAAATTAATAACTTTTTTAAAGATGAGACCATACACAGAGGTGATATAAAAATTGGTAATACTGTTTATAATGTAGCAGGTGTTATGGTATCATTTAGCCCGAATGAAATAGCTGAACGTATTATAGATCAATATGGAGTAGATTTCGTTATAATGGTAAACCTGGAAGGTAAAAGTGTTTATATGAGACGGAGCAATAATTGCCCGCTGAATATGGGTAGATTAGCCTTTAAACTTATGAACGGCGGCGGTCATCATGATGCTGCTGGTGGAACTTTAAACGATTCGATAATTAATATTACTAAATTACTTAAACCAATTATTAATGAAAAATAATAGCCCTTATCAAAATATTCAAACTGCAGAGTTTGAAAAATCTTTTTATTCATTTTGCACTTTCGTAGCGCTATTACATGATAAAAAAATGAATTTTGCTACTGTTTTCTTAAAAATACTTGAAAATAAAGCTTTACGTGATATATTTATTAGTATTATAGAAGAAGAAAATGACTTTACCGCAATTAAAAAATATATTCAAACTGAACCTTCTGTGACTAAAAGTAAGTATGTAACTAAATTTTTGAATAAATTTGATGGATTCAATGACTGATATAGAAAAGGTAATTTATAATAATTTTTTAGAAGTTAGTAAAAAGGTTAATAACAAGCCAGTAAAGTATAGAAAGAATTTTGATAATTTTCCGGATGAAAGTTATATCATTGTTAATAAATTAAGTAGTTTTTTCTTTAAATTTAAACATTTAAAAATAAAAGATTTTTTCGAAGCACCGTATTTTGTTTACGATGAAAATTATTTTGATTTAAAATTTTATCTTGGACCTAAAGCAATAAAAGCCTATACTTTATACAATGATAAGTTTCTTTTGAATAATCCNGATGATGATAAGACATTATCTAAAATGCAAGAATCGATAAAATTTATTTACAACTATTGTAAAGAAAGAGATGTCAATATTAAAGATTACCTTACAATAAAAGAAGGTGAATATAATGTTTTTCTTAAGCATATAAAAAATAGAGATATTATTATCTTTGTATTATTTGCTTTTAGTAATTTTGAAAAAGTAGTAGGTTCTATAGATACAGAGATAAAAAATATGTATAGTTCTAATTTCTCTCGATTGAACTATATTAGAACAAAATACTATTCTAGCTCTAAAGCAAAGAAAATAATTAATAATTTTAAAATATTCGTTGAAAAACGAAAAGTATAGTCTATAATTAAATTATGAGTAATATAACGAGTTCAATGTTTGATAGTATTAAGTCTGCATTAGCAGCAGATAATGATAATAATAAGAGTGCAATAGGTGATATCTTAAAGACGCCTCCTGGTAATACCTTTACTGTAAGGTTACTACCTTATGCTAAGGATCCTTCTAAGACGTTCTTTCATTATTATCAGCATGGTTGGAATAGTTTTGCTACTGGTCAATATACAAGTGCAATATCTCTTCAAACCTTTGGTGAGAGAGATCCTATTGCTGAAGAGCGATATAAGATTCTTCGTACTGGTAATGAAGAAGAAAAAGAGAAGGCTAAGGCAATTGTACGTTCTGAGAAATGGTTAGTTAATGTATATGTTGTTAATGACCCTGTTAATCCTGAAAATAATGGTAAGGTTAAAATGCTTCGTTATGGTAAGCAGATTCATAATATTATTACTGATGCAATTGAAGGTGAAGATGCAGCCGAATTAGGTCCTCGTATATTTGATCTTGGTCCAGATGGTGTTAACTTTAGAGTTAAGGTTGAGAAGCAAGGTGATTTCCCGACTTATGTATCGTCTAAGTTTGGTATGCCGGGTGCAATTGATAATCTAGATGAAGATCGTCATAATGCAATTTATGAAAACGTATTTGAACTATCTAGTGTATTTAGCGTTAAGAGTGCAAATGAACTTAAGACGATGATGGATGAGCATTATTATGTTAGAGATGCATCAGCTGATAATAGTGTTGTTGAAAATGTGGTAGTCGATACCCCTATTGAAACTACTCCTACAGCAGCTCCTGTTACTGAGACTAAAAAAGATGATAATGAAGATGAAGTTCTAAAAGAGCTACTTGAAGGTTTAGACGTTTAGTAATATGAGCGATCAAATGCCAGAAATGATACCAATGCCTGGTAATCCAGGTGGAGGACCCCCTCCGTCAGAGTTATCACGAAAGCTATCTCCGCAGGAAGAAAGAGATACATTACTCAATTTTATGGGTCATATGTACGGGGAAGCAAAAAAAATGGATGGTAACATTATTGGTGAAGCTACTACTTTGAAGAGGGGTGCGGGTGAGGAAATAAAGAAGCAAATTGAACAAGTTTATGCTCAACCGCATCAGCCTGCACCACCTCCGGTGCAGGCTACTCCTCCTCAACCAGAAGTACAACAATCTCAAGTAAGTGTGGAGCAACCAGTAGTATCTATTCAAGAGCAATCAGTAGATAATAGTCAATTATCATTTAACTTTAATACTACAGAAAAAGATGAGTTATTTTTATTAGTTGAAAGAGTTTTGACTAGATTAGACCGTTTAAATAAAAAAGTTGATGATTTAACTGAAACGGTAAAAAATTCTAAAGTTACTTCCTTACCTATAAAAAAGCAAACAAAAAAAAAGTCAGTGGGTAAAAAAGAGGAAGTCTAATATAATAGATATAGTTTATGGGTTATTTAAAAATTAAAAATAAAAAAGATTTTGTATCTAACTTTTTAGGTCCAGTTTCAAATCTAAATGATGCTTGTATTTTATCTGTAAAAGATAATATAATAAGTTGTACATTAGCATCAGCAGATGCAACTATAGTATGTAAATCATCTATGGAAGTAAATACTGATATACCTAATAATACGACTTTAAATTTACCTGATATTAAGAAACTTATTAGAGTTTTAGATATTATACCTACAGCAGATGTCGAACTAAAGGTAAACGAAAATAATTTATCTTATAATCAGAATGGTTATAAGTTTAAATACCATTTATTGGATGATGGTATTATTAAACAACCTTCTTTAAACGTTGAAAAGGTAAAAAAGCTTGAATTTAATACTAAATTTGTAGTTAAAGAAAGTGAATTAAATACTTTGTTTAAAGGTAGTAGTTTTGCTACTGAAACATCTAAGGTCTATCTTTTTGAAGAAGATAATAAGATTTATAGTGAGTTAGGTGATAGATCTAGACATAATTCAGATAACTTTGTATGTTTATTGAGTGATAATTTTGAAGGTAATATAGTTAAACCTCTACCAGTAAACTTCGATTCATTTCGTTTAGTAAGTTTTTCGGGTAGTCGAGAAGTTAACTTTAGTGTTAATACAGATATGGGGGTAATAACTTGCAACTTTAAAAGGGGTGATAGTGAATTGATTTATATTATCTCCGCATTAATTAATTAATATATGAAGAAGGATTGGTCAGAACATAAAGTAAAAAATAAAATTAAAACTGCAGGTTATTTTATTAAGAGATTGAAAGATAACGGTTTTGTCGTTTTAAAAATGTTTAACGCATATTCACAAGTAGATCCAAGAAGATGGTCTGTACTAGTTGACCCGGGTTATCATAGTGTATACATTACCTGTTTTAATAATAAAGATGAAAAAGGTGAAGTACTATTTGAATTCGATGACGGAGGTAATAACTTTAATAAAGGATTTTATTTAAAAACTGACAGTATCGAAGCTGTTATAAATCAGCTACTTGAAAAGGGTATCAATAATGACCCAGCGAAAAATCCATTTAGTAGAATTAAATAATTAAATGAGTGACGAAGACGAAAACAACGAGAGCGAAGAAGATCTAGTTGATAAGAACATCGTCAATAAAGATATCGACCCTGATACTGAAAGTTTAATAAGAGATGCTTTAAAAACTTTAGTCCAAGAAAAATTTAATAACAGAAAAACNGATGATGAAATCGAAGCAATGATTTCAACATGTGCTGAGTTTATGAAATGTTTTGTTATTATGGGTTACGACTTTAAAGGTAATTCAATAAAACCTATTTTCTATGCAAAAAATGATATAGATACCGATGCTCTTACTCAGTATATTCAAAAATTTATAATGAATTCTTTACATTGATTTTTAGTTTTTTTAAGCTAAAATATATATATGAATGTTTTAATACTCGGTAAGGGTTATGTAGGTAACCATTTACTAACATATCTAACTAATGCATCTAAAGATGACGTGCATTTAAATCTATTTTATAAATCTAAAAAAGATTTGGATTATACTAATTCTGAAATATTGTATAATTTTTGTTTATCAGAAGAAATTGAAACAGTTATCAATGCTTCAGGCTATACTGGTTCACCTAATGTAGATAGTTGTGAAGATAATAAACAAGATTGCTTTTTTTACAACGTAAATGTCCCAGTAAGTATTGAAAGTATTTGTAAATCTTTAGATATTAATTTTATTCATATTGGTTCAGGGTGTATATATGAAGGGTATGAAAAAGAATTTACAGAAAAATGTACACCTAATTTTGGATTATATCAACCGCATTCAAGCTTTTATAGTAAGACAAAACATATATCTGAATTAATGCTCGATACTAATTTTACTAATATTATTCGAATTAGAATGCCTATTGAATGTAAGTTAACTAAAAAAAATCTATTAACTAAACTTATGAATTACCCTAATTTGATTGATTTTGTCAATAGTAAAACAGATATGATAGTTTTATGTAAATTTATCGAAACTGTAATAAAAAACTTTAAAGCTGGTATATACAATGCAGTTCACTCGAGTGCATTAGGTACTGAAGAGGTTATTGACATTTTAAAAGAGTATGGTATTAAAAATGACGATTGGAAGTTTATACCTTACGATGAGCTTGAAATAAAATGTAATCGGAGTAATTGTGTGTTATCTAATCAAAAAGCCAAAGATGAATTTGATTTTGATTTCGGGAATGAAGAACATTACTTAAGAATAAACGCATCTATGATTGGAAGGGAATTAAAATGGAAAAAGAATTAGTGGGGTTTACAGCAGGTAATTTTGATTTATTACATCCTGGTTACATATATACTTTTGAAGAAGCAAAAAGACATTGCGATAGATTTTTAGTATTCCTACAGAAAGATCCTTCAGCTACTAGATATACAAAATACAAACCTGTTATACCTTATTATGAAAGATATAAGACGTTAATGGCAATTCAGTATGTTGATGAAGTTTATATGTACCAAACAGAAGAAGAATTAATAGAATTAATTAAATTTTTTAAACCTGATATTAGAATTTTAGGTGAAGATTATATTGGTAAATCATTTACAGGTGACAATTTACCTGGTAAAGTTATATATACAACTAGATCTCATGAATGGTCAACAACTAGAATTAAAGATTTAATTACTCAACAAACTATAAAACAAAATCCTGATATAATTAAATGAGTAGAAAAATATTAGTAACAGGTGGCGCCGGTTTTATCGGTAGCCATTTATGTGAAAGATTAGTAAAAAAAGGTTATGATGTAACGTCAATTGATAATTATTTTACCGGTAATAAAGATAACCATGTTGACGGTGTAAAATATATTACTGGTAACACGGGAGATATTAAATGGTCTGAATTGGATACACCAGATATTGTTTACCATTTAGGTGAATATTCTCGAGTAGAGCAAAGCTTTCAAGATATTGAATTAGTGTATAAATTTAACACTCTAGGTACAGTTAAAGTATTGGAATTTGTAAAAGATCGCGGCTGCAAACTTATTTACGCTGGCAGTGGTACAAAATTTAGTGATAACGGTGCTAACGCATCTCCTTACGCTTTTACAAAAGCTCAAAATACACAATTAATTATAAATTACGGTAAATGGTATAATATATCTTACGCAATAACATATTTTTATAATGTATATGGTCCAAGAGAAATAAAAAATGGTAAGTATGCAACTCTTATAGCATTATATAAAGAAAAGGTAAAAAATGGTAAAAATCTACCAGTAGTTTTACCTGGCGTTCAAAGAAGAAATTTTACTCATATAGATGACATTGTTGATGGGTTAATATTAGTTGGGGATAAAGGTCAAGGCGATAATTATGGTATTGGTCATCATGAATCATATTCAGTTATCGATGTTGCAATGATGTTTTCTAATTATTTTAACGTTGACATAGAAGAGTTGCCAGAACGAAAAGGTAATAGAATAACTGGTGACTTAGTTACTGAAAAAATAAAATCTTTAGGGTGGTTACCTAAGAAAAATTTAAAGGAATATATAAAAAATGAAAGAAGAAGGTAAAAATATACTAGTAACGGGTGGTTACGGGTTCATCGGTGGTAACTTTATACGATTTCTACGAGATAACTTCCCTCAGCATAAAATAACATGTATAGATAAAGATGGTTATGCATCAAATAAAGATTATGTTAAGGGGTTATGCGATAAAGAGTATAAATTAGATATTATCAATACATTAGAGTTAGAAAATGTTTTTTTAACTAATGATAAGTTTGATTACGTTTTTCATTTTGCAGCAGAATCTCATGTTGATAATAGTATTAGCGGTCCCAAGGTTTTTATTGAATCAAACGTATTAGGTACGCAAAATATGTTAGAATGTTTCCGGAAAATTAATAATAATTACGGTAGATTTATACATATTAGTACTGATGAGGTTTACGGGCATCTAGGGTTCAATGATCCATCATTTACTGAGTTAACTCCTATTGCACCTCGTTCTCCCTATGCTGCAAGTAAGGCATCAAGCGATCTCTTATGTATGTCATATATTGAAACGTTTGATTGTAACATAAGTATAACGAGATGTTGTAATAACTATGGTCCAAATCAGCATAATGAAAAATTTATACCAACAATCATAAAATCCTTGAGTCAAGGTAAGAAAGTACCGATATATGGCGAAGGTTTAAACGTTCGTGAGTGGGTACATGTACATGACCACAATTTAGCAGTGTGGTCTGTTGCAACACAAGGTAAAAATGAAGTTTATAATATTGGATCCGGTCTAGAACTATCAAATATTGAATTAGTAGATAAAATATGTACAATTATGGGTAAGGACTTAGATAAAAACGTTATTTTTGTTAAAGATAGGCTCGGTCATGACTTTAGATACAGTATTAATTGCAATAAAATTAAAGAAGACTTGTTATATGAACCATTATACAATGATTTTGATGAACAATTAGCGGAATTAGTAAAAATTTATGAGGAAATCTAAGATAAAAGCTGGGAACATGTATGCTTGTCATCATGGACAGTGGGCAGGTCAAATGTTTTGTTTTATACGCCAGAATAAAAAGGAACAGACGTATAATTTTTTAAGAATGCCTGATATGGTAACAGTAGAAATGTCTCAAAACGATTTTAATAACGGTTTAGATAAGGATATTATAAAATTTGTCGAAAAATGTCCAAAATACGTGTTTAAAGTTATAGAATCTCAATATAAAAAGAATGAAAATACTAACGATAGACGGAAATAATTTAGTACATCGAGTATATTGGGTAGCTAATAATATAAAAAACGTATCCGAAAATTATCATGTATATATGTTCCTGAATAGCGTTAAAAGTTACGTGGAAATGTACCAACCGGACAAAGTTTTGTGTGTATGGGATGAAAAACCAGACTATAGACCTAATAAACGTAAGGAACTCTTAGAAGATTATAAAGGAAATCGTGATCCAGAGTACGGTAAAGAGGTACATAATAAGAATGAAATAATTAAAGAAATGCTAAATACATTAGGTATACCATCAATATTTCCTAGATCATATGAAGCTGACGATGTTATTAAAATAATAAACGATGCATATGATAAAATGAGCACAACTAAATTTTATTTAACTAAAAAATTATTCAGACATGTTATTGTTACTGTAGATAAAGACTTATGCCAGTTAATTTCTAGTAAAGTTTCGGTATATGACCCAATAAGAAAAGTTGAAATTAACAAAGAAAACTTTAATGAAATATTGAAATATGATAAAAAAGATTTTATTAAAGTAAAAGCGTTAACTGGTGATAAAAGTGATAATATTCCCGGATTAAAAGGTTTTGGTAAAGTTAAAATAGATAAGTTCCTTGCAGGGGAAGTTGTTTTAACTGAAGAAGAAAACGCTACATACAGTAGAAATTTAGAATTAGTTACGTTAACTGATGATAAAGATGAAAAGGAATATGTTTTAAATCAATTATCAGAGATTAAAAATGAAACTGATTATGACCAGTTTAAAAAATTAAGTAAAGATTACAATTTAAGTCAAATTGTAAAAAATGATACAAAATGGTATATTACCTTTTTCCAAAAAAATAGATTATTAGAGTTACTATCATAAATATTAATATGCAAGATCAATTTATTAACCCACAACAAATACGGTCACCATTTACCGGTGAGACTGTTAGACCAGTTTATAATACCTATGATGCTAATGGTAAAACGTATGAACAAGCAGTGATGTCTGATCCAGTTACTGGTCATATTATTAAAAAGGGTTTAGTTTCTATTAAAGATGCTAAGACCGGTGAAGTCATACAAGATTATAAGTCAGCATTATCTCAAAGTAATACAACTCAAAGCAGAAGATAAGCTTGAAATATATAATATTGCATTTATAATTATAATGTGATAGTTATACCAGAGCAATACGTTGTAAACGTTTTATATGAGAATGTCTATAAGATCTCATATAATAAATATACTAAAACTTATAATGGTTGCTGCCCTATATGTAAAGAAGGAGGGTCTTGGGGTAAAAAGAAACGATTCTATTATATACCTAATAAAGAATTAGCGTATTGCCATAACTGCGGGTATAGTAAAAAGGCTTTAACGTTTGTAACGGAAGTAACGAATAAACCATTGCATATTATCGTTAATGAAGTTAAGGATTTTGATGTAGAAATACAAATACCAAATGAAGAAAATGTAGAGATAAGTAAAACTATTGATAAAAGTTTACCTGAAGATTGTATTAATTTGTCTGATAGTAGTCAGGTAGAGTATTATAAAGATAATACTACAGTAAAAATAGCTTTACAATTAATTAAAGACAGAAAATTAGATAAAGGTATCAATAAACCAAAAACATTTTATTTATCCTTAAAAGATCCTGTTCATAAAAATAGATTAATACTACCCTTTTATGATGAAAATGATAATATAATTTTTTATCAGTCTAGAGGTTTAACTAAAAAGGACTTATATGAAAGACCGAAATATCTAAGTAAAGTAGGTTCAGAGCGAAGCTTGTATGGTATCCAAAATATAAATTCAGATTTAGATAACGTTTTTATATTTGAAGGTCCTATTGATAGTTACTTTGTTNAAAACGGTTTAGCAACTTGCGGTATTACTGAAAAAAGTAACAAGATGTTTACAACATTACAGTTACAGCAAATTAATAAACTAAACTTATATGAAAAAATTTATGTATTAGATAACCAATACTGTGATAAAGCTGCTTTAAGTAAAAGTATCATATTAGCTGATAACAATGAAAAGATTTTTATATGGCCTAAAGAGTTGAAGCAGTTTAAAGACTTTAATGATATATGTGTAGCTGGTAATAAAGACAAAATAAAACCTGAATTTATATTAAAAAATACTTATTCAGGTCTTAAAGCTAAATTATTATTAACTGAAATTAAAAATCACCTTCTATAAGTGAATCGTGTGCTTTTCTTAATTCAGGGTCGTCAACATAAGGCTCTTGCTTTAATACATCAACAGCATCGAACACCTTTCCAAGTATTTGATTTATTTTATCTTCTAATTCAGGAACTTCTTGTTTAAGTTGCTCTAGTAAATTTACAGCACCTTCTGACAACTCTTCATTTTCATCATGTGTATTGTCAAATTGAGCATAAGCTTCGAAAATTAAATCTTGATCTGTTTTCATATTATTATTTAATTAAAATGGATATAACCTAGCGAGACTAGTAAACACTTCTAGAGCGTCAAAATCATTAGTATCTATTTTATCAATTTCCATAAGAGCATCTTCCATTTCAAGTAATATAGGCTTTAAAACTCCTTCTAGTTCAGGTTTACTGTTCATAAGCTCTTCAAGTCTTTCGAAAACAGAAGGTTCATCAACGTCATAGTCTGTATTACCTTCTTCATTATCTTCAATGAATTCATCTTTGAGAACGGAATCTTCAATATCTTGCCTTAGTTGTGGAGAAATACTGCCTAAATCTATTTCATTATGATCGTCAAGTTCTTTGTTATACTTAAAAAGAGAAGTTATTTCAACATCGTGACCTGATATTTTTGCTTGTACGATATATTCATCACCATTTAACATTAATGCATCATTTTCATATTCTTCCATTTCACTGTGAGTCTTATTAGATTGAGCACTAGGTGGGCGAGTTTTTCTATACCTACCACCTGAACCATCTCTTGCAGCATCTACATTACTTGGTGCACCTCCTCTGGACATATCAAATGATTTACCTTTAGGAGCTTTAGATGTACCTTTTTGCCAATCTTCAGTTAAAGCTTGGGTATAGGCTTCAAAAATTAAGTCTTGATCTTTATTCATATTGAGTTTTTAATTAAATTTGTATTTAGGATCATTAGCACCTGCTAAATAACCTTTTAAAATTTCACTTAAAGAAGATATTTCCATTGCAACTCTGGCAATCTTTTTTGTTTCAGCATTTGAAATACTATCAAAAATAGTATCAGGTTCTGCTGAATTAAGTGACGTTTGAATGCTATCTGAAGTACCATTTAAGTAATCCCCAAATCTATCCATTTCATCAATCCAACTACTTAACTCTTCATACATCTGTCTAGACTGAGAACTTACTGCGTTTTCACTATCAGCTGGAACATCTACATCAAACTCTTCAGGTGATGTCTCTGGATCAAGGGTAGAAGCCATTGCTTCTTGATCAGTTAACTCGGTATTTTCATCATCTTGTTCAGATAAAAACTTTTTAAATCGTTTTTGGTATAAGCTCATACTATTATTTATAAATATTTATATGCAATCATACAAAAAATTTAAAGACTTTGTAAAAGTAATTAAAGAAGACGCTGGGCAAGAAATAATGCCCGATGTTACTAGAGACCAACCTGGTCAAAAAACAGAGTATCCTTCCCAACCATCTAGCGTTCAAGATATAATGAGCAGACAAAATCGAAGTGATGTTGCTCCAGAAAATGTACCATATCCATTAAATGAATTTGACGATGTTGTTGCTGGTGCATTTGTATCTTTACAAAATTTAGAAGAATTATTAAAGATAGCAAACACTAATACAGTTATTAAAGATAAGAAACCAATAGAAGGTATCGGCAAAGAGATAGTTGAATTAAAAGGTAGATTAGTTGATATTAGTAAAAAAGTTAGTAAAATAAAGTAATGAAGAAATTAATAACGTCATTAACATTAACTTTTTTAGTTAGTGGTATATTTGGTATACTCTTTAGAGATTGGTTAGTGTTTGGATTGGTTACAATATTACAGATTTTATTCTTTTATTTCTTTAATACTATATATGAAAATTTTTTAATTAAAAGAGCTGTTGAAATTAATGCTCTAGCAGAAAAAGCAAAATATGATAATACAGTTACAGTTAGTTGTCCATGTGGTTCCACTCAAGATGTTGTATTATCATTAACTGAAGATACTATTTATCGTTGCAATGATTGCAAAAATGAAATAAGAGCTACTACCAATATTGGTACTGCATTAGTTACCACCCCGTTAATGACTAAAAATTAATGGACGAAAATGAAATAGATAGAATTGCTGATAAAATTGCTACTGATATACCTAGTACATCATTGCACCCTGTTAATGATTCAACGGAGATAAATATAGAACAAATAGTAGATTTATTCACCGGTAAAGATAATGATAAGAAAGCTCAAATGGTTACCGGTAGAGTTTATCAAAAAAATAAAAAACTTAAATTCTTAGAAACTTTTTTTAAATTAATTGAAGAAGAAATTAGTAAACTAGAAACTAAGAATAATAAAGATTTAGATAATTCATTTTTTAATTTAAATAAAAAAATTCTTTCAGCCAATATCTATAATATAAAAGAAATTATTAATCTTTACGGTATTGATGAAGATAGATTAGTCACATTTTTAGTAGGAACTGTGATACAATCTATATATGATAAAAAAGACTGATGATATAATTCAAGAATACGGTATAGATTTTGTTGCAAGATTTGCGTGTTTATATGAAGGTGTTAATGTAGCTTGTAGTAGAGCTGAAAGAATAGGTTATGATACTGAATATAGTTCAGCTTGGATAAAACCTACAGCATTTCAAAAATACGTAGACGAAAGATACTTAGATATGAAACATGATATTCAACTATATTTGAAAGGAATTGATACAGATGAAATTTATCCCTGGGATGAGGTTTATTAATAGAACCGGTACCAACACAAAATTATTTACAACTAATAAATTGTATATACTTCATGATATCAAAAGATTAAATGAAGATACAGTATCTTATACATTTTTAATTGACGCAGATATAAAAGAAATTAAATTTAAATCCTTTAAACAAGCAGAAGATTGGTTACAGCAAATTGCTATTTAATAATAATCCCCATATACATCGGTATCATTACTTGACATATCAAAAACGTCTTCTTTACTGGTATTATCAGCTGAATATAATTCATAATCTTCTCTTTTCGGTAATGATGGAGGGTTTGTACCGGGTAATCTACCAGCAAATTTGTCTTCATAAACTTGATCATTGGTTCTTTCCCCACCAGTTGATAACCCAGCTTGTAAAGTATATAAATCTTCAGTCGCAAGATCTGATAACCGACTTGTATCAGTAGACATATCAGCAAATCCAACATCACTTCTAGCATTATTGAAATCTATATTTGGTTCAAAGCTATAATCTAATCGTTTTGCCTTTAATAAAAATACATAATGGCCTTGTAAATTATTAATTTGGGATATATCTTGATCTAATTTTTCAGTAATTTCGAAAAATTTAGACTGTCTATTATTAGGTCTATCATTACCATATTCAGTTAGTTCAAAAACATCACCAGCTTTTGGCTCTACGATTGGACCGAAATCAAAATATCGATCATAAATACCTTCAGGTATTTTACCATTTACAATATTATTAGAACCAAAAGGTTCAAAAACTGAAGATAATGTATAAAATTCATCATAAAAAGAAGATATATGAATATATGCAGTTACTTCATCGTCACTGTCAAAACCAAATTTGGATAAAGTAATTGCATTTTCATTTAACGTGACCGCTAAAGTAATTTTTCTTGGATCTGCAAAAGTTTGTGTAGGTTGTTCACCGTAAAAGTTATCTGCACTTAGTGTATTATACGTATTAACGTAATAATTTACTTTAACACCAAATTGATTTATTTGTTCTCTCCACCAATTAGAGAATAGTATACGTTCACTTGCTTGAATTGATTTATCGGTAAATCTATAACAAGTTTCATCGGTCTGCACTATACCGGGGTAATCACAACTGTAATCTATTTGACTCATTTTTCTAAAACAAATTTCTTTAATTTTTCATCGAAATATAACTTTATACCAGTACTACCTAATTTTTTAACTTCTCCTTTAAACGGTATAACTTTATATTCTTTACGTATATATTCTAAATCTGCAGAACTACAAACTTTTTTACCAGTACCACCACGCAGTTGTTCTATTGATGAATTCTTTGTTGGGTCAGTTTTAACATAATCAGGTACAATATTTTCATGCTTACGGAAGTACCGGGGATCACTACTACTACCGGGGATCGCTCTTCTATGTCTATGATTAATACCAGGTTTAGACCCTTGGTATTTATTTTCAAAAAACTTATGAAATTTTATCATAATTATATTTAAGCAAAAAAAAGCGCAACCAAATTAATGATTGCGCTTTAAATTTTAAATCTACTTTTTTTATTGAATATAGTCACCAGTCGAGCCGGTTACTGTGCTATGTACTTTATTTTGCTTGCTTTGAAGAGCAGCTTTTCCATCAGCTAATGGTTTTGGTTCAGCATCAACATACTTTTTAGTTGAATCAGATGCTTTCTTTCCTTTTGCTTTAAGCTTACCAACCTTGTTATGACCCGGATGGGTTAAATTTGTACCAGCTGTATCAGGCACTGCTTGCATTTCTACTGCTTCCTTATGGGTATCATCTTCTTCTCCTTCACCATCATCATCTTCTTCAGCTTCTTCAAATGATTGGAAACCTTCTTCACTTTCGTAATCTTCTTCCCCATCGTCTTCTCCTTCACCATCACCATCTTCATCTTCATCGCCCATTGCTGCTTGCAATAAGTCGCAAAGTGACTTGGCCATTTCACGATCAAGTGTAACTGTAATATCATCACCCTCACCTGGTTCATCGACTTCAGTATCAATACCGAGTGCGTCTAATTCTTGTGTTTCTTGATCTGAGTGACCCATTTCTTCACCCATCACATTTTCAAAAAGTTTATCAAAAGTAGATTTCATATAATTATTTATACTCTCTTTTACTTTTTTCTCTATTTTTTTATTATTTTCGTTATATTTTTCAGAAGAATAAATTTCACTGTTATATAATTCGTCTTCTACACCATTATGTTTCGGGTCAATAACATTGTCATATATTTTTGCTTTTTCAGCATTTGCCGGTCCAGATGTATTATCATTAGCAAAACCTTTCTTAATATCATTTGCTTTAACAGGTGGCTTGCCTGGTTTAGTACCCATTTTAGCTGCTTTAACCCCAGGAGCTTTTTCAGATAAAATATTATTATTATATGTATTCCAAATTTCGGTTAGAGTATTTACTCGTGTCATGTAAATATTTATAGCGAGATGATTAAAAATAAACAAAACTATATGAATAATCCTAATCTACCTACAGTAGGGGCGGAATTCGAATATACTCCAAGCATGGTTAAAGACTTAAAAAAGTGTAAGAAAAATATTTTACACTTTGCAGAAAGGTTCTTTTATATTATATCATTAGACGAAGGTAAAAAGACAATCGACTTGCATTACTGTCAAAAAAGAGCATTGCGTAAGATGAGAGATAATCGCTTTTTTATATTATTAGCTAGTCGTCAGATAGGTAAGACGACAATGATGACAATTTATGCTTTATGGATTGCATGCTTTAATGAAGATCAAAGAATATTAATTGTGGCTAATAAAGAAGGTACAGCGTTGGAAATAATGAGCAGAATAAGATTAGCATATGAAGAATTACCTAATTGGTTAAAACCAGGTGTTAAAGAGTATGGTAAGACTTCTATTTTATTAGCAAATGGTACAAAGATAGGTATATCAACCACAACCGGTACAGCTGCTCGTGGTCAATCAGTTAACTGCCTTATTCTTGATGAGCTTGCTTTTATTGAACCTCATTTGGTAGATGATTTCTGGAAATCAGTATACCCGATCGTTTCATCATCCAAAAAATCTAAAATCTTTATAGCGTCAACCGCAAATGGCACAGATAACCTTTTTTATAAATTATACTCTGGTGCGGAAAATGGTGAAAATGATTGGGCTTGTGATAAAATTTTATGGAATGAAGTACCTGGTAGAGATGAAAAATGGAAACAACAAACTATTAATAGTATTGGTAGTAGGGAAGCGTTTGAGCAAGAATTTAACTGTGAATTTATTTCATCAGGTGAAAGTTCAGTTAATGATGAATTATTTGAAAAGCTTAAAAGTAAAACTTCCGAACCAAAATTTGTATTCGATAATGGTAGATATCTTTTATGGGATGAACCTTCTGAAAACGGTATATATATAGCAAGTGTCGATACTGCTGAAGGTTTGGGTAAGGATGCATCAGTAGTTCAAATATTAGATTATACTGACCTAACTAACATTAAACAAGTTGCAGTATATCATAATAATGAAATATCACCATATAATTTCACTGAAAAAGTTTATGAAATATTACAACATTGGGGGAATCCATTAGTTTGCGTTGAAAGAAATAACAGCGGTGGTCAAGTAGTAGATATTCTAAAAAATACTCACGATTATGAAAATATTGTATCGTGGGGTGGTTCATTAGCCAATAGAAAGAAACAGCAATTAGGTATTATTTCACATACCAACACAAAATATAAAGCAGTTACTAATATGCGCTATTGGGTTAATGAATTAGAGTCAGTGCAAATAAATGATAGCAGAACAGTTAAAGAATTAAAAAACTATGTAAAAGCTGCAAACGGTACATGGAATGCAAAGAAGGGATATCATGATGATTTAGTCACCTCACTCATGTGGAACCTGATTATACTTGATAATGATATAGTTGAAACTTATTTCGATGTGGTGAAAAAAGATACTAATAATAGACCTTTAGAACTGCAACAAATGGATTTTGGTATTAAATATTTTATGGACCCAACTTCTTTATATTCCAATGAAAAAAGCGGGCTCAACAATACACTACCGGTTATTATAGGTAACGCTTCTAATACTAATAGTGAAATAGATCAATTATATATGCAAGGCTTTAAAGTATGGGGACAATAAATCAATCACAGTTTAATAAAAGTAGATTAGATAAGTTTTTACTTGTTTTGAATCTACCACCTATACTAAAAGATATTAGTAATCAGTATATAGGTAGCAGAAAAAATACCAGTATAATAGAAAATAGTTTACAATTTTCAGTATATGGTACCGTGGTACCTCAAATACAAGTACCTGAGGAAAGCTTATATTATGCAGGTCAATCAATGAAATTGTCAACGCATACAAGACCAGTTTATGAAAACGTAACTGTTAATTTTACTATTGATAATGAATTTAATAATTATTGGGTAATATACAAATGGCTTGATTTAATGAATGATGAAAAGATCTCAACGTTTAATAGTAAAGATATATTTGACAAACCTAATATTTCACCTAAAGAAAAGAAAAACTCAAAAACTCTAACCCCAACTGATTTATATCAAGCCGATATTTCATTATATGCCAAGGATGAATTTGATAAAAATAAGGTTAAATTTGTGTTTACCAAAGCATTCCCTGTAAATTTAGGCAGTATTGATTTTAACTACCGGGCCTCGGGTGAAATTGAAACAACTTTAGAATTTGCATTCTCTCAGTTATTAGTTGAATTGGTATAATTTTTACCTCAGGATGCTATAAATAATAGTATATGGCACGTACAATTCAATCTCCCGGAGTAGAAATTAGAGAAATCGATCAATCTATAAGACCTGTAGTTCCTGCAGGTACAAACGTTTTAATTACAGGTTTTGCTGATAAAGGACCTACTGATGAAGTTATTCAAGTAACTTCACGTAGTGAGTTTGCTGATATCTATGGTGAACCAACTGTACCAGCAGAATTATATTTTTCAAGCACCGCCAGAGCTTTATTTAATAGCCCAGCAAATGTGTTTGTTTATAGAATGCCATACGGTAAAGATAGAGGTATTGGATTTGGTAATAATTATAGTGTTTTAGCATACCCTGCATCTGCAATTTCAATTAATGATGCAGCATCTGCAAGTGAAGCATTACCAACTTTTAGTAATACTGGAGCAGTTAGTAGTACACGTACAGTATTAATAGGTAAACCAGAACATTTTACAATTGATCAAGAAACATATTTTAACATCCAGCAAAAAAATGGTTTTGACTGGGTAGATGAAACATCATCAAGCTTTGATACTTTAGCATCACTTGGTAAAGCAGCATTTCTAGTCATTAATAAAGCTCAGACAACAATTGACCAATCTTTTCAAGGGTTCTATTTCGGTGCTATTGATAATACAAATTTAAACCCAGCGACAAATTTTGATGGAATCATAGATATTCAAACACTTACCAATGCAATAAGTGGTAATGCATTAAATTTAAAAGCTGAAACGTTTATCAACTTACCTACTACAAGATTAGATAATGTGCTTTCAGCGAAAAGTAGTAATAATGTAGATACATTTGGAGCTAATGATAATAGTATATCTGAGCAAATGGAAAATTTAACTGACTATGATATATCATCGAATCAGTTCGACGATACTTTATCGATAGGTTTATTTAGATTAGGGGTTACACCAGCTACTAATAATACAATTAAATTAGCTCTAAATCTTGAAGAAACAGTAGTTGGTTCGACAGATTACCATAGACGTATTAATGATCCTCAAGGTGGTGAACCTTTACCATTCAGAATTGAAACTGAGAATCAATTACCAACAATGGATATAATGGTTAATGATTTCTTGAGTAATAGAAATACATCAACATATTTAGATGCAGATGGTATACCTAAAACTAAGATTAGATTTGTAACTAATAAAACAAAAGATTTAACTAATAATTGGACCACTTTATCAGCAGCATATGGCGGTACAGTTAATACACAAGCTGATCTTAAAACACTAGTTGGTTCAGTGCAAACAAATGCCTTACTAGGTACTACTAATAGTTTATTTGCTTTAGGTTCATACGCTGATACGGATCTTAGTAATAAAATAATTGGTAACATTCCTCAAAAATTAGATCGACTATTGGACACAGTTGAAAATACTGAAAGATTTGACATTGATATTACAGTCGACGGTGGTCTATCAACAATTCACTCATCAGTAAAAACATTAAACGCTGATTCATATGACGACACAACGCATATCCAATCCATCAGCGGTTTTCAGACAACAAGAACAGATAATACAGGTTTAAGTGATCAATCAAGCAAATATAGAGGTTATTGGAATGATGTTATAAATAGATTTGTAACATTTGCAGAATTTAGAAGAAAAGATCATATCTTTATTGCTGATTTACCCAGATCAATTTTCATTCAAGGGGATAGTTTCTTAACTTTACAAGATAGTAATAAGAACTTCTCTAGAGATATACTTAACCCAATAAAAGCATTTGGTTCTCAAGTTAATTCTAGTTATGCAGCGACATATGGTCAATGGATACAAAGTAATGATACATTATATGGAGGTTTATCTTATTGCCCATCATCTGGATATCTTGCTTCGATCATGGCTAATACAGATGCTAATTTTGATCCATGGTTTGCACCGGCAGGTTTTGCAAGAGGTAGATTAACTGGAGCAGCTGGCTTAGCATTATTTCCAACACAGAAACAAAGAGATCAACTATATAAGATATCTGTTAACCCGATTCCTTCATTTCCAGTTGAAGGACCTGTTGTATTTGGTCAAAAGACATTACAAAAGTTACCAAGTGCATTTGACAGAATTAATGTTAGACGTTTATTCTTATATCTTGAAAAGGCTACAAAGAATACAGTTAGAAACTTTATATTTGAACCAAATACACTATTAACAAGAACTAGAGTAGTTAATACATTAACACCTATTTTTGAAGATGTTAAGAATACGGAAGGTTTATTTGATTATCTAATTATTTGCGATGAAAGAAATAATACACCAGATATTGTCGATGCAAATGAATTAAGAATTGATATTTATTTAAAGCCAACAAGAGCTGCAGAGTTTATATTAGTTAATTTCTACGCAACAAAAACAGGTACAGATTTCAACGAATTAGTTTAATAACAAAGTCATCTAATTAAATAATTACATGGCAGATACCAAAGTATCAGATTTAACTCCTATAACTGTTGCTAGTGACAGTGATGTATTATACATTGTTAGAGCATCTACAGGGGGGACTTCTAATAAAATAACCTTTCAAAATTTACTAAGCGGGGTTAATGATAGTATTACCACGTTAACAACAACTGTTAATACAAATCAAAGTACTGTACTTGATCTTTCAGGTACCTTTGAATCTGCTAATATTGACATAGGTCCTTTAACAACTACCACTCGAATATTATGTTCAGTTCAACTTGGTTTATCAGCTGAATTAGATGAATTGTCTGATGATGTTGAAGGTACAATAGGGACAGGTTTATCTCGAGATGTAACAATAAGCGGTACAACATTAAAATTCTTAAGCGGAGTATTAATCCAAGTAACATAAAATGGCAAATAGAAAATTAACAGAATTACCTACTTTATCACCAATTAATTTTGATAGTGATGATATACTTTATATTGTAGATGTACAAACAGATATATCTAAAAAAATTACTTATGCATCATTAGTCGGTGATAATGTAACTGCATTATCAGCTTATGATGCACTTAATACATTAGATATAAATTTTTTATCCGGTAGTATAGATGCTTCTAATGCGGGTATAGCTGCATTAGAAGCAGGGGCTATAGGTCAAACGACAAAGATTACCGCAATATCCGCTGCTGTAGCTGAAAATATAACTGATATCGTAACTGTATCTGCTATAGCTGAAGCTGCTGCAGACCCGACGGAGATAAATTCTGTACGGACGGATGTTAATATAGTTAGTACCGTGCAACTTGGTTTATCTGCTGAAGCAGATGAATTAAGTGATGAAGTAGAAGCTTTGGCAACAGTATTAGCTACAACATCTGCTGTTACTGATAAATTTACCATGACAGCAGCTGCTACTAGTGATTTATCCGCTAGCCACACTTTCAATGTAAACTTAGGCGGTACTACATACAAAATATTATTACGTCAAGCTTAATTAAATTTAGTATAAATGAATAAATATTAATAACCATGGCACAGACTAGACAAACAATACAAAATTTTTATACACAAGCTCAAGAAAAAGACTTTGCAAGGAATAATCTTTTTAGAGTTTTAAATGTAAACTTCGGCGGTGGTACAGAGATCAATTTTAATGAAGATGATTTAATTTACGCGAAGACAGCTACCTTACCTGGTAAAGAAGTGACATCACAAACAGTACCATATATGGGATTAGATTTTAATGTACCTGGTGTTACCAAATATACAGGAAGCGCTGGTTACACTATTACCTTTAGATGCGATGAAAGCTATGATTTAAGAAATAGATTTTTACAGGTTTTAAATGATACTTTTAATGATGCAGATAGTACAGGTAATTATTTTATGCCTACAGCTGAAAGTGTTATTGACTTAGCTTTATTAGACAAGGAATTAGATAGAGTATCTCAATTCCAATTAGTAGGTGTCGCTATTAAAAGTGTTGGAGAGTTAAGTTACGATGTAACTGCTGAAGGTACAGTCCAAGATTTCGACGTTACAGTTACATATCATTACTTTAGGCAAACAGCTTAAAATTTATTAAGTTGTAGAAAAGCTCTCTTCGTGAGAGCTTTTTTTTGTATAAATATATTTAAATGCCTATAAAAATATTAAATTCAGTTAATAATGCATTAAGAGGAGTTACTAACCCTATTAATAGTATTGTAGGTGGTTCATTAGCTCAGCCAGGATTATCATTATTTGGTACCAATTTACCAGGTTCTCCGTTAGTTAGTTTTAGAGATACATTCTTAAAAAGTTTAAGTCAGTGGAATACTTCTATACCTTTAAATACACAATTTATTGTATTAATAGACAATTTTCCACTCGGTTTAACAACACGTATATTGAGAGATTTAGAACCAGTTGTCAATTCTACAGGTTTTGATATCGATTTACCTAAGGAAACTACAGCTAATTTTAAAAATCAAGGTATGGTTGGTTGTATATTTGCAAATCAGTTTAATATTCCCGATGATACGGTTGAAGCAGATAAAGCTACAATACAAAATAATAGAGGATTTATACCTGGTTCAGTATTAAAAAATAGAGGCAATTTTGGTAATTTTAATTTAAGTTTACGTGAAACTAATACATCATTTGTAGATTTTGTTATGAGACCATGGGTTATTATGTCGTCTCATTATGGGCTAGTTGCAAGAAATCCTAATGATCAAAGTGAAGTTTTAAAGAACCCAAAAACAAATTTAACCGTTGTGCAGTACACTAGAAGTAAAGAAGGCTTATCTCAAATACCTAGAAAAACATGGAGATTTTATAATTGTGTACCAACATCTATTTCTACTAGAGATTACTCTAATAGTGAAGATGAAAGTGTTAAAAATTTTAACACAACTTGGACATTTGATAATTATGAAATAAGTAGTAATTTATATCTTAGTGTTTCTGAGATGTTAAAAGCTATTAATCCTATATATTAATGAATTCGTATTACTTTGATGAATATAAGATAACTGAACTAAGTTATTTTGAATATAAAAATCTGGTTAAAAAATTGATATCAGCTGAAGATAATTCAATAGTTAATATATTTGAAGAGATAATAGATTTAAAAGTCGATAGTACGAAAAAATTAAATATTAGTGACAAAATAAAAATATTATTGCTACTAAGAAGTATTACTTTAGGAGAGGTACTTGAAATAAGTGTAAAACAAAAAATATTTAAATACGATATAAATGATATTATCGATAGCATTCGATCAAAAAATAATAAATTTAAATATGGGTCTTTAGTATTTAATGTACCGAAAAAAATTTATTATACGAGTAAATTTGAATGTTTAATTGATAATTTTTATAGTTTTGTAATTAATGGTAAAACTAAAATTATAGAAGAATATAACTATAAACAGAAAGAGATTATACTGCAAAATTTAATAGGGTTTAAAACGAAAGAACTAACAA